AGACGATAGCCTAAGCCTACGCCTTCGATGATACGATAGCCAAGCATTGGGAAGTCTATGATGTTATCCATAAGCTAACTCCAATCTAGCCAGTCTACTAGACTCCTACAGATTGATGACGCTGCTACGCTGTAAGCACAATTGAAAGCATGAAGAGGAAATGAAAGAGGAATGAGAGGAACGATGAGAAGAGGATTTAAGAGATATCGCTCTCCCAAATCCTCTCCCCTTAGTAGAGAGCTACGACTTCACTTCTGCGGGAGCAGGAGCGAACTGCTTGGCGAATCCCGGTTTGATGAGATTCACGGCATCCTCAAGAGATACCATTGCACCGCGTGAGTAGTTCCGAACAACGAGCCGGAACTGAGTCTGAGCTTCCTGCGGCCAGCTCAAATCCACGAACTCTGCGAGCGGGTCAGAAGCTGCGGTGTATTGCGCCTCATTGTATCCAGCAATGAGGTAGGAGACGAGTGTCGGCTCATCCTTGACATTCACGGTATCCATGAATGACTGGATTGAGGTAGGAAGAGTAGCGGGGAGAGCTTCGTCGAATGCTTCCCAACCAATGACCTGTGGATTCTTTCCACGAGTCTGTCCGACACGAAGACGAACGCCGATACCAGTGCGAGCTGCATTGATAGCGTCCGCTTCCTTCTGCTTCCGTTCGAGTTCGAGTTCACGCGGTGACGTTGCTTCTGTAGCCATTGTGAGTTCTCCGATGGGACGGTTTCGCGTTTGTCCCGTAGCCGTATTGTATCACGAACGCCTGCGAATGTCAACAACAAAACGATGCTAGAACCAACTAATCGCCAGAAGCTGTCGCGAGTCAGTCAGAACTAGCATGTTACATGCTACTATCTTATTGCGTATCGCGTAGATACTAGATAGTAGGCTTACTGTAACCTTTGCGACGAAGTATCGGAGCCGCTGACAAGCTAGCCAAGTAAAGCCGTAGCTTCCTATCAGCGACTATCTTGTTATATGCACGCACATCAACATCTTGCTTGATGTTAGCTACGCGTGCATAAGGTGCTATCATCATATGTTAACCTCATGCTCTCAATTGTGCTCACAACGTAGCACGTCACCTTGTGTTTCACATCTACTGAATTAGTATCCCGAAGGATTTTATNACTANGCCGGATTAACNGGGCACTCACACAACCNGCAATGTTCCCGCTTTTGTAACTTGTCAGTAGACGGACGACAGCGTATTAAGATATTAACTAGGCTGCGCTTATCAGCCGGTGTTTTTGTCNTACCATTAAGGNANGTCCGCGTAACAGTAAACGCTACTTGCGGGCCTTTGCCAGCTTGCTCGTTTCAAGCACTCCCGACAATGGTATATACTGCATCGGGTATGCCAGCTTTTTTGAGTGTATAACCATGTAAAGCTACGTGCACGCTTGCGCACTTGTGTGCAACCATTAGTGTAACTCAATGACTAAGAGTGTAACCGCTAAGTCCTTTGCTATCACCACTTAGCGGCTACCTACCAATAGTGTATGCAATACCATGCAGTGTGTAAACATTAGAGCAATAGTGTGCAGTCCTGCCTCTACTATTGCAATACTATGCAATTATATGCAGCATGTTTACTTTTTTTCACGAGAGTTTACATCACGGGATGGCACATAGCTGCACAGATAGTTACATAATTGCGCAGTATTGCCGGATATTATTCATATTTATTTGATGCTATAAATCCAATAGTAACTAGAAAGGGTCCCATATATTATGAATCCTTCATAAAATGAAATCTTCAACACCAAAGCCAAGAATCATTAGCGAAAAGACAGCAAAACCCTCTTGACTTTTCTGCGTCCTCCGCGTATACTCTCAAGCGGTGGGGACGAGTGTATGCTATTAGATGAGAAAGAAATACGTAGTAGGATGGAATCTCCTGCTAATCTCCTCAATCGCCTACGCTCTATAACCAATCCACACAAAAACATAATCCCAGCTTTACCACCCACAGTAGAGGAGTTAGTAGATGACTTAGATGATAAGATAGCCAACACTACTACTAGAGCTAAAGCCACGCAATTATTAAATTCGGCTATGACTGAATTGAGTAAGAAGATTGGGGAAGTTCAAAAGCCGGAAAAGTTAGCGGCTATTGCAAACGACATGAGTCGTATAATCGAACGCTCTCAACCTGTAAAGGGTGAAGGCGAAGAGAGGATGCCACAGATAATTATTTACGCTCCACAGATAGTGACAGAAGAACACTTTGATGTAATAGACGTAGGAGATACATAGTGGAACCTACAGATGAACAACTGCATCAAATGTTATGGACAGATAAAGTTAAAGCTGCCATGTCTCCTCAAAGAATTCCTGCAAGACAAAATAATCAAACAGCAATTGAACATGCGGAGTCTATTCAGAAGCATCTGATTCATGAGGATAGTAAACTGTCGCATAAGCTAGTAGAGAAAGTAAATGCAGAGGCGTGACTTTCTCAAACTATTATTAGGAACGGCTATTGCTGAAGTTGTAGACGTAGAGAAATTATTATGGGTTCCCAAACCTATTATAACTGTTCCAGCATTACCACCAACAATGTACGGTATTGATTGGGGACTTAATGATGGAACAGTTGGAACTTGGATGGGAATCAAACGTAGCAATTTTCCAATGTGGAAATCTACATACGAAGGTAAACCTAACTACGTATTCATGCATCCCATGCAAAAGAAATTCTATGATGAGATAATGAGTGAGTCATGAGACGTAGAGACTTTCTCAAATTCTTACTTGGAACTGCCGCTGCTAGTTACATCGATTATGAGCAGCTACTGTGGATTCCTGGTGAGAAAACCATATTTATTCCTCCGGTTCACAAGCCATTCAAATTCCTTACTCAGTCAGAGATAATCTCAATAGAGCTGGAAAGAATTACTCCACATCTTAAACGATTATTTGAACAAGATGATTTATTCTATCAACGTATAACAAGTAGAGAAAAGAGTGAAATTTCTAACAGAGGGATTAGACTTCCCCTCAATCTTACACCAGGAGTCGTAGTAACATAATGCAACTAGACATTCACATCCATAATATGCCGTTAAGTGATGAAAAATTAGATAAAATCATTCATCTTCAGGAGAGACTCATGGCAAAAGCGGACGAACTCAAGGCGGAATTGGTAGCAGCGAATGAAGCTACCAATGAAATCGCGTCTGACCTAGACGATTTGGTCAAGCGCGTTGGTGATGGTTCTCTATCACCAGCAGAAGCAGAAGAAGTCAAAACACAGATGACTGCGTTGAAGAGTCGTCTGCAAAGTGTCGCAGCAGTTCACACACCAGGTACACCGGTCTAACACGTTCGTCGCCGAGAGCTAGTCTAGTGGTAATTCCGCCACTAGCTAGGGTGGAGGGGTAACATGAATCCGCTACAGACTTGTGGGGCCTCTCCACTTTATAGAGATTAAAATGGAAAACTTCAGTCAAACAGTTCAAACAGCATTTGACCAATTAGTAAGTGAAGGCTTTCCATTACTGTCAACGAATAGAGAAGAGGAAGAGAAAGCACGCTTAACACGACGAGCGGCTTGGCTCATTCATCAGATAGACAGAAACATAGGATTACTACAGAAAACATCTGGTAATAACGTACTTGGATTGTCAGTAGATATCATTATTGATAAGACAAATGGCGACTTTGCTGATGTTGCTAGTAGTGAAGAAATAGGAGCAGGCAATAGACGTATAATGCCTGTTTGGGTTCCCAAGAATGATACTAATCTTATTAGTCGTTGGGTCCAACCAACACCCGAATTAGCAGATATTACTCCAGGCTCAAGTCCCCAACCTCCAGACCCTGGTACTATTCCCACACCTTTACCGGAAGAATCCCAAGTCTTAGCTAGACTAGACTTGATGGATAAGAAACTAGATAGAATGGTATCTCTCATGGAAGAGATGGTTGACGTAGCAACTAACTTTGTGAACAAATTTAGTTAAATGCCCGGACCTGACTATCCAGCCGCAATTAAGAAAGTACGAGCTGAGAATCCAGACGTAGCTGATGTTGACATTCAGCCATCTGGATTTCTTAGCAAGTTCTTGTCTAGAGGAGCCAATGCATCTGCATCTCCTTGGACTGGAAATGTAGATTATAATCCAGAAGTAATGAATAATCTATCACAAGATGAAGCAGAGAATACATTCACTCATGAATTACAACATGCAAGACAGACAAGAGCACAACCGTATTTAACTAGGGCTGGTAATGTAATGAAATCCCTACTGCCAGGATTTCTTGGTGGTGAAGAAGAATACTACGAACGTCCAAGAGAAATGGAGGCGTATCAGTCTGAGCGTAATAGGACTGGTAGATTAAACTTACGTGATATGAGAGACCCTATGACTGGTAGGAGTGACATAAACCTACCGTCAGAGTCACCTATGGTAATATCCAAACGTAAAGCTATGTTTGACCAGTTACGTGGCATACGTAAATGAAAGTTTACATAGGTGTTCCAACAGCCGAATTTGCTCGCCATGCCGTATTCTATGACTACCTGGATTTCTTAGAAAAACCTCCCAATACAATCGTTCGTAAATTCCATACAAATTCGGCTGCTTACAATAGNAATCTGATTATAGATGACGCATTGGCTAACCATTGCAGTCACATATTATTCATAGATGATGATATGGCATTTGCTCCGAATGCGTTGACTCGATTACTAGCTCATGATGAGAATGTAGTTGGTGGATTATACTTCAACAAAGCATATCCACATCCACCAGTTCTATTCGACCAAGATTTGAATCGCCGTTACNTAGATGACGATGAGCGTGGATTACTAGAAGTNGGTGCTTGCGGCTTCGGATTCATGCTAGTTAATACTGACGTATTTGCCAAGTTAGACCCACCATATGTAAGGCATGGTGAGTTAGTACAGGATAAGCGGAATGAGGATATTGGATTTTGTGATAGACTGACTGACGTTGGATTTATTATTTACTGCGATTTGGATGTAGTTGTTGGTCACATGGGAACGGCTACTTTCTGGCCTTCCTGTAAAGACGGCAAATGGTACACTACTATTGATACAGGTAGAGAAGAAATGGTATCAGTTAAACAAAGAACTAGTAATATACTAACGCCACTTACTAAATAATGGCTTTTACCAAGAAAGAATGGAAGCCGACACCTAAACAAGAGAAATTCTTGTCTTTACCACTGTCGGTATTTGAGGCATTGTATGGAGGAGGAGCTGGTTCAGCTAAGACAGACGTATTGCTTGTATATGGCATTGCTCACAAGTGGCATATGCATCCCGGTTTCAAACAAGTATTTATGCGTAGAACTTTTCCAGAACTTCGAAATGAGGTTATCCCAAGAAGTAGACAGCTCTACTCCAAGTTTGGAGCTACATTAAATAAGAGTGACATGGCATGGACATTCCCACGAGAAGACCAATTNGGTGGGCGTGGAATGACCAATGCTGGNGCAATGATTTTCCTTGGTCANTGNGANGATGAAGACGATGTACATAAGTATGACTCAATGGAAATTAATCTCTTTACGCCTGATGAAATCACAAGCATCACAGAATTCATATATATTTACATTGGGTTTACCCGTGTCAGAACATCAGACCCCGATTTACCAGCAATCATTCGCGCAGCGGGGATGCCTGGAAATATCGGACATAGATTCGTCAAGAAAAGATTCGTAGACCCATCACCTCCACCTAAAGACGGCGTAATTATCATTGGGCGTGCAGGTGTTAAACGTATATACATACACGCAACATTAGCAGATAATCCACATATCGACCCAGCGTATAAGAGGTCACTCGAAGCAATCCCATCTGAAGCCGAGAGACGAGCTAAACTTCATGGAGATTGGGATGCATATATTGGACAAGTATTTGATGAATTCAGAGATAGACATTATCCAGATGAACCAGAGAATGCATTACATGTAATAGATGGATTTGAAATACCAGACTGGTGGCCCAGGATAGTCATTGGCGATTGGGGCTACGCTGCAATGACATGGATTGGATTTGCGGCTATCAGTCCTTCAAAGCAGCTATTCATCTATCGTGAACTAGCATTTCTTAAAACTAAGATTGAAGAGTGGGCACCAATAGCTAAAGAGTTCATTGATAGAGAACAGCCTAGATTAGTTAAATTCTGTAAATCGGCTGGACAAGAGCGTGGTCAGGAACATACAATTCAAGAACAAATCTCTACAGCATTAGGTAGAGAAGTCGAATTAACGGCTAACTCACCTGGTAGCCGCATTGCTGGCAAACAATTGATTCACGAGTATTTGAGATGGCAACCTAAGCCAGTACAGGTTAAACAAGCAACGCATGTATATAGCGAAGAGACAGCCATGTGGCTACTTCGCAATAAGGGAATGTTAGATTATAAGGCTTACTTAGATTCATTTAATCCTCCTGAGCCTGAGACGAACTTACCAAAACTTCAAATCTTTAAAGAGTGCAAACTTCTCATTGAAGCTATTAAAGCATGTTCATACGATAAGAAGAAGGTTGAAGATATCGCACAGTTTGTGGGTGACGACCCTATTGATGGCTTACGATATATTGTCGATGCTGCGGAACAGTATTTTGAAACGGCTGCTGAAGAATTTAANCAAGTCCAGAAACGTGAAGAATTGATTAGGATGTTAGCGGCTAACGCTGACTTCACAGCATTTTATCGCAATATGAGAACGATTGAATCTGGTAGTGAATACAAACCAGTTCGGATGCATCATCGTGGTATGAGATGACTTCTGAATCGACTATAACACTAATCATTGCTGGAATTGTCACCATCATAGGTGCAGCTACGCCTGCTATAATTCTTATCATCAAAGCAATTAAACAGAATACACAGATTACAGTTGCAGGCCAACGAGCTGGAGCCGCTCGTGGTAAGGTAAGAGATAAGAAAGTACAAGAGATTCATATTCTAACTAATTCACGCTTAGCCGCTGCANTGAATTTNGTNATGGTNATGGCTAAACGTGAAGCTGATAGAACTGGCAAACCAGAAGATATTGCTAATTTCAGAGCTGCTGAAGTAGAAGTTCACAAATCACAAGCAGCTACTGATTTGATTAACGCTGAAGATAGAGATGATGAAGATTTAATTAATGCTAAGTTNGCTGANGATAAGCTAAANANTCTAACAGAGAAGATATCTATTCAGTGAGGNGAAATGCCAACTGAGCTNCTTTCGATTGGACAATTAATTCCAATTACTCAGAATGTTATATATGCTCTACCTGCTAGGCGTTGCGTGATGATGAGTGACGCAACAGGACCAACATTCTTCCAGTCGAATACGCTTGCATTTACTGCAAGTATAGCAGTTACATTAGTTAACGGACAAGCTGAACTTGCGGGTGGATTCATTCGCTGCACTTCAGCCACTCCTGGAAGCATAATGCTCAAGACGGCTGCATAATGTTCAAGTGGCTTCATCACATTCTTGAACCTCATTGCCCTGATTGTGTGGCAGAGCGTGAAGAGAGACGTGTCTGCCAATCATGTGAGACATTAAAGACTCAGTTAGAAGTTGCTAATTATGAGAGAAGAATGTTATTGAATCAGGTTATTGAATTATCTAAACCACAAGTTGAAATAGCAGAACAGAAACCAACTATTGATTATGAATCACTGAAGCCTAGAGCCATTCCCTGGAATGTACGTAAGCAGATGCTCGAAGCTGAAGATAGAATTAAAGCTGCTGTTATTAGAGAAGCAGTGACTAAAGAACGTGAAACTAAAGTAGCCGCTGAGGTCAAGAGAGGACCAAGCGGTGGACTTAACTTCGTTATTCCAGACGTACCAAGTAAACAAAGTGTTGAAGAGTTAGAAAAGGAATTAGGTATCGACGCGGAGGCAAATGTCAAGAGCAGCTAGCCCGTCGGGTGGAATGCTCAAGAAGATGTTCAACCCGGCTAATGTAAAGAAAAAGGAAAAGACTGCATTAGGTATGGCAAAATCTGGTGGACCTAATATTCAAAATTATCCAGGCAGCAAACAGGGGAGAAAGAAGTAATGGGATTCGGTGGATTCCTAGCAAGACCATTTAAAGATGTTGGTAAAGCCGTCAAGAAGGTTGGCGGTGGAGTAAATAAAGTAGGCAAATCTGCCGTAAAAGCTGTTGGTAGAGTAG